CGGCCAAGGGCGGGCGCATCGGCATGTACGGCTCGGCCGAGCACCAAGACGGCGCGACCAACCTGTTGAACCTGAACCGCAACTATGTCGGCACGCAGGGCTGTGCCTACGCCCAAGGCTACGGCAGCACCGGCGGCGACGGCGGCACGGCAGGCAACGAGAAGGGCGCGTATTTCGGCCTGGCCGGCGCCACCTACGTCAACGCCTTGGCCCAGTACGTGTTCGACGCCACCGGCGCCGAGTTCAACACCTTCATCGGCACCGGCACCGTCGGCCTGAAGTACAGCTCGGGTATCTCGGTGATCGGGGTGAACGCGGCGCGCGGCACGAAGATCGACTGCGGCATTCGCATCGCCGGCCAGAGCGAGCTCGACAGCACCTACACCGGGCACATCGGCTGGACGTCGGCCTTCACCTTCACAGACGCGAACGGCGCCGACCCGATCTTCTCCGGCGGCTCGGTGATGGACACCGTCTGGATGGACGGCGCGAAGCGGACCATCGCGCGCGGCCTGGACTTCGCCGGCTTCAACATCACGAACGAGGTGCTTCGGTCGGGCGACTACATGAAGCTGACCAACGATCACCTCTACCTCGCCGACGTGGGCGGGTTCGCAACGATCGAGCCCAACGGCCCATCCGTGAATGCCAACCTGCTGCTCAAGGGCAGGGGCACGGGCCTGGTGGGAATCGGCGCCTTCACCTCCTCCGGCGACGCCGCGGCCAACGGCTACATCACCGTCTGTGACGCAGCCGGCGTCCCCCGAAAACTCCTCACCACTGCCTGACATGGACCAATCCCTCTACCTGATCCCGGCCGCGCTGCGCGACGCGCTGCTCAGCTACCTGCTCTCCCGCCCGATGGGGGAGGTCGAGCCCGCCGTCGCGGCGCTGCGCCAGCTGCAGCCCGCGCCCCTGTCTGCTCCGCAACCCACCGAGGCCCGCCCATGAAACGCATCTTCATCACGGGCGCGCTGCTGTCCGCTACCCTCCTGGCCCATGCCGCTACGCCCGCCGGCACCAAGCTGGCCGACGAGGCCAACGCCGCCTCGACGCAGTTCAAGCTCGCCGCGCCGGCCGTCGTCAGCTACGGCGCCGGCACGGCCTGGACCGAGCGCACGCTCGACGCCGGCAGCTATGTCTGCCACCCGTCGACGTTCGGCCTGCCCGGCGTCATGGCCTCGCCGCGCAAGCAGTGCAAGTACACGCTCAAGGGCGGCGGTGTGCCGGTGGTCGTCGTGCCGCCGATGGTGGATCCGGTCGACCCGGTCCTCGGCGCCAAGCTCGCGCCCGAGCACATCGACTTCGTCTTGACGACGCCGACGCGTGTGGCCTTCGGGGTGCCCGGCAAGGTCCGCGTGTCCGAGCTGCCCGTCGGCAAGCACCTGTGCCGCTCGCACCTCTGGCAGGACATCGACCCAGCCGTCGGCAGCCTCAAGGCCTGCTACGGCCCGACCACGCTGCCGGTGACCACGCCGGTCGTCGTCACGCCGCCGGTTGAGCCGCCCGTGGTGGTGGTGCCTCCGGTGGTCGAGCCCGATCCAACGCCCGTCAACAGCGCGATCGACACGCCGGAGAAGTACCGCGCTGTCGCCGCCACCATGGGCACGGCTGCCGGCGTTGAGTACCTGCGCGGCAAGCCGTCCTCGCTGGCTGCGCCGACCCTGCGCTACCCGGGCCCGCGCGCGAGTTTCAGCATGGCCGACCTCTCCGGTCAGCACAACCCGCCCAAGATCTTCCCCGATGGCGTCGCCGGCGGTCGCGGCTGCGGCGTGGGCGATCAGTCCTGGTGTGGCGAGTACCAGCTCGGCAAGATCGAAGGTCGTCCTGGCGACTACAGCTCGAGCATCGCCAACATCGGCTTCGTGCCCGACACCAACCCGGCCGGCTTCCCCGCGAAGCGCTACCCGGGCGTCGGCAGCTACCAGGTGCTCAACGTCGGCCACGGCACGATCTCCATCAAGCCCGAGTGCTCGTGGACGACCTACATCAACAAGGCGCTCAACAACTGCGACACCGACGAGAACACCGCGCGCCTAGCCGGCATCCAGGGCGGCTCGCCGATCGGCACCATCCCGATGAACGACAAGGTCGTGCAGGTCATGCGCGCCTACGGCCGCGGCGGTTGGAACACCAACAGCCTGGTGCTGATGTCCGATGGCTGGATGTTCGGCGTGGGCAGCAACACCGCGCACAACTTCTTCAAGGTCAACGTCGCGCGCGCCGGCCTGCAGGTCACCGGCCTGACCGCCAGCAACAGCGGCGAGTTTGTCTTCGTGACGGCCTGGGACACGGTCAACGTGAAGGGCAAGGTCATCGTCGTGGCCATGTCCGACGCCTGCCAGTGGTGCGCCAACGAGCCGCTTTCGAAGTGGTATGGCAACTGGGGTAACCACACCCAGGAATATCCCGGCCTGCCGGGCCTGGGCAACTACTCGGGCGGCAAGGTGATCGGCGAGATCGACCTCCCGGCCGGTGTGACCGCGCCTACCAGCATCGCCGTCACCACCGGCGTGTCCAAGGACCGCGAGGGCTACCAGGTCATCGACAGCTTCTGGACGCAGAACATCCTGACCGAGGCGAACCGCAAGCGCTTCTACGACGGCAACTGGACGACAGCCATCGCGCGCACCGGCGTGCTGGTGGTGGGAAGCAAGAGCGAGAAGCGCGCCGCCGTCATCGACCTGCGCCCGCTGTTCATGTACTACCGCGAGCAGTACCTCACGAAGAACGACGCCGGCTTCCAAGCCCTGATCGCCTCGCGCGGCCCGGCGGCGACCCAGTGGCCGTACACCTTCGACGTGGCTCCTGCTCAGAAGCCGGTGGTGGTCAAGACGATCGACCTGCCGTCCGAGGTGACGTCCCTGGCGCTGAGCCGCACCGGCGCGGCGCGCGCGCTGATTGGCGGCCTGGATGGCAAGGCCCGCGTGTTCGATCTCGGCTCCCGCTACCTCGACCAGAAGGCCGTCGCCGTCGGCGCGCCCAGCGACATCGCCCAGGTGGCCGAGCTCGACGTCGGCGGCAACGTCACGGCGATCACCTACCTCAAGGAGAAGGGCATGAACGGCCCTCAGGGCAACCGCAACAGCCTGCTCTACGGCTCGGAGGGCCCGGAGGACCGCTACTGGTGGACCCTGTCGCGTGAGACCGGCGAGGCCAAACTCTGGCAGTTCGACGCGGCCATGCGCAGCGCGAAGGTCTTCAAGTCGATCAGCCTGCGCCCGACGGTCACCGACCCGATCACGATTGAGGACGTCGACAACCACGGCGCCGAGAGCTATCTGCTGGCCGTCGGCGACTACACCGGCCGCGCGCTGCACTCGTTCTGGTACGCACCGATCGTCTGGTGGACGGACGGGGGCCGAAGTGGCACCTGCACCCAGGCCAACCCGTGCAAGCCCGATGGCGACCTCGAGTACGCCGGCAAGGTCAATGTGCCCGGCCGCGTCCACTCGCTGGGCGTCGCGAACATCAATTGAAAGGCCATGCAATGCCCTCCCGCAACTCCGCGCCGCCGGACACCGCGCCGGCACCGCTGGACACCAAACGGAGCCAGTACGTGCGCTTCGATCCGACCCTAAACACCGGTCACGTCATCCAGATCGCTGTGTTGGTGATCGGTGGCTTCGTGACGTTCGCCGCGCTCAAGACCGACCAGGCGCAGACCAAGGCCGACCTCGACCAGGTCAAGGCCGTGGCCCTGGTCGAGAGCGCCCAGACCAAGGCCACCCTGGCTGACATCCGCGCTGAGATGAAGGAGCAGGGCAAGACCCTGGGCGACCTCAAGGAAGGTATCGCCATCCTGCGCGGCCGCGCCGCTGAACCTGGGAGCAAGCGATGAACGCCTTCGTCGACAAGACCATCGACGGCATCATCAAGGCGGAGGGCGGCTATGTCGACCACCCGAACGACAGGGGCGGTCCCACTTGCTGGGGCATCACCGTCGCGGTCGCGCGCGCCAACGGTTATCAGGGCGACATGCACGACCTGCCGATCGGCTTCGCGCGTGCCATCTACGAGCGCCGCTACATCACAGAGCCACGCTTCGATCAAGTCATGGCCATCCACGAAGCCATCGGCACCGAGCTGATCGACACGGGGGTCAACATGGGGCCGAGCAGGGCGGCGGAGTTCCTGCAGCGCTGGCTCAACGCATTCAACGCCCGCGGCTCGCGCTACCCCGACATGTTCGTCGACGGCCGGCTCGGGCCGATCAGCCTGGACGCGCTGCGCAAGTTCCTCGTGTGGCGCGGCGCGCTCGAAGGCGGCTCGGTGCTGCTCAAGGCGCTCAACCACATCCAGGGCGCTCGCTACCTCGAGCTCGCCGAGGCCAACAAGACGCAAGAGGACTTCATCTACGGATGGGTCAGGAGCCGGACATGAACCTCCAAGACATCGACTGGAAGGGCATGATCGGCGGCATCGCGCCCGGCCTGGCTGCGGCCCTGGGTGGCCCGCTCGCCGGCGTGGCCGTCAAGGTCATCGCCGACAAGGTCCTGGGTCAGCCCGACGCCTCGGCTGACGACGTGATCACCGCGCTGTCGACCGGCACGCTCAGCGTCGAGCAGATCGTTGCCCTGCGCTCGGCCGAGCAGGCGCTGCAGGTGGAGATGGCCAAGGTCGAGCAGGCGCGTGAGGGCGCGTTCATCGCCGACACCCAGAACGCCAGGCAGCAGACCGTCGAGCTGGCGCGCGAGAACACCTCGATCGCCTGGGCGGCGCCAGTGATCAGCACCGTCATCGTCGCTGGCTTCTTCGCCTGCATCGCCATGCTGTTCTTCTTCCCGCGAGAATGGGACGAGCGCACCGCGAACCTGCTGAACGTGCTGTTCGGCGCGCTGATCCCAGGCTTCGTCCAGGTCTGCAACTACTGGCTCGGCTCGTCGGCCGGCTCGAAGCGGGCAGGGGACGCGGTGCGCAAGATCGCGGAGCAAGCGTCGAAGTAGTTGATGGTGGCCGGCCGACCCGGCATGATCGCGGCGAAAAGACGCAGGATCTTTTCGGAGCTCCACCATCACAGCTGCAGCCCGCCCGTTACCGTGTACCGGGTGCGTCGGATATTCCGAGCTGCAGCTGTGATGTGCCTGCCGACCAGCGACCCCCGATCCCCTGTACAGGCAGGGCGATTTTATATCCGGGCCGAGATGTCCTCGGGTCTTTCTCTGTAGTAAGTGTTCAGCAGGATGTTCAGGTCCTTGTGCCGGCTGATCCGCGCGAGGGTCATGACGTCCATGCGCCTGGACAGCAGCGTCAGCGCCGTGGCGCGCGTGTCGTGGAACGTCAAGTCCTCGATTAGCAACTGCTGACGTAGATCGCTGAACAGGGTGCTCGCCTCGTTGGCGCCTACGGTGAAGGCCACGGGGAACAGCTTGGCGGCGCGGCGAGTCACCGGCACGAGCACGCGCTTGTTCCCGTCGCCTTTGCTGCGGTTGAGCACGATGACCCTCAGCCTCGGGTCGTACTGGCCCGAGATGATCTCGGACAGCCTCAGTGCCGTGTGCAGGGCGATGTGAAACGCCTTCACCACCTCCCCAGTCTTCCCCGCGCGGTCGGAGCGCAGCACCCGCTTCATCTGCTGCCAGCGCCACACCTGGTGCCGCGCATCGGCCTGTTCGGGCATGCGCACGCCCTCGAACGGGTGAGTCTGGATCCACTTCCACTCCTTGCGCGCCACCGTGAAGAGGTTGCTCAGCAGGTTCGACTCACGCTGGACGGTCGCGCCGACGACAGGCTTGTGTTCCCTGCCGTTGAGCTGCCCACCCTTGAGCCGGAAGTCCCTCCACCTCCCGATGTCGTCGCTCGTGATCTTGGCCAACAGCCGGCCGGGCCCGAAGTACTCAGTGAATGCGGCCAGCCGCCGGGCCTCCCATATCGGGTTGCGCTTGTTCACGCTGACGCGGAGCTTGTACTCGTCGACCGCCTGCAGGAAGGTTTTGCCACCCTTCAGGCCGTCTTCGATCTCGTTCTCGATGCGGTTGGCCCAGGCGATGGCCTCTCGCTTAGTGCCCCAGACCGCCGACTTCCTCACCCCCTTGATGGCAACTTGCGCGCGCCACCTGTCCCCATACCTCGTGATCGATGCCATCCTCTTCCCCACGGTGCGTAAATGCGTGGGGGATCATGGCACGAAATAAACAGGAATCAGCGGGAATGACGGGAATCGAAAACATCACCGCGCGCCGTAAGTCACTGTCGATCCAGGCGAAAACGGGGATGACGGGAATCGGGCAACAACCGCTGAAAATATCAATGGTGCCCTCGACAGGAATCGAACCCAGAGCGAGAAACCTCGCCATGGGGAAATTCCTGGGGAATCACCTCGATTGCTTCTTCGTTTCCCTGCTGAGCCAGTCCTCGAACGCCTCCTTGCTCCAGCGTCTGCACTTCTGGCTCAGTGACAGCGCGGGCCTGGGGAAGTCGGGGCGCTTGACTAGGCGGTCACGTGTGTAGGAATGGGATACGTTCAGCGCGGCGCTGATCTCTGCGATGCCGATCAGTTTGTTCATGGCTTTCCCTCCTCTCCCTTGGGAGCAGGAGGAAGGACGGGCCACCACAGCGAGGGATGAAAATCCTCACCTGAGAGACCGTCGATCCAGACGCCCTCGGGCGCTTCCCTGCTGACGTTGAAGAACAGCACCATGCGGCCAATGCCCGGCTCCCAGGCCAGCACCTCGGAGCCATCCCTTGGCGCCGTGGCAATCGGCTGCCACGCCTCTCCCTCATCTGGCGCAGCCGCCCCAGCCGACAGCCTTGCATCCGTCAAGTCGTAAAGGCGTTTCTGCGCCTCGACCGCAGAATTCCACGCCTCTGCCATGCGCGGGTCAATTGGAATCGTGACGCCTTTTTCTGGCGTCGCGCCCAATATGATGGCCTGCGCCATGAGCAACTTCGAGTTGTGATCTCGATAGGCCTGAATGGCAGCCAAGAGTTCGCGGTCGATCGTCACCGGCTCCGCTCCTTCCGGCTGTGAGGGGGCGGCACGACGGAGCGCAATGCGGAAGCCGGCGACCAACTCCTCGTTGCTGACCATGTCCCATCCCCCATGGCCCATGCCAACATGGTTCTCGACGATATCAATGATTTCGGCATCGGTCATGGCTGTCCTTCCTGGGATGGGGTGGGGAGGGCGCGTCCAGCACGCCAATCGGCTACTCGCTGCGCAGCTTCCTGAGCCGCCTTCATGGCCTGTTCGCCGTGGCCGAACAGATGCAGGATTCGGCTCAGTTCCTCGAAGGCAACCATCAGAGGCATTTCCGGCCCGCCTTCGGTGTGGCGGCTGTTCGTCAAGCATTCGAAGCTGTAGCCGTCGCTGCCTGTGTACTTGATGAGGACGCTTGAGCGCTTGAGTGTTGGGTCAGTCATGGCCGCTCTCTCCTTCCGGCTCGGATGGCAGGGGAGGCGGCGGCAGGGGCTGCCAGTGCGTCGGCTGGAGGCCCTTGTGCTGATACGCAGGATTGCCAATCGATCGAGCGCAAGTGAAGAAGTCGAAGTGAACGTCGACGAAGCCAGCGTCGTGCCCCATGTTGTCCGGGCCATCGTCGTCAGACTCCATCCAGTAGCCCGGGCTCACGTAGCCGTCCTCGTGCTCCTCGTTGGGGGTCAAGCCGAGCAGGATGATGCCTCTCTGCGGCGCCGTCTCGATCGGCTGCCACTCGCTCGGCTGTGCCGGTGTCGGAGCTACCAACAAAGCGCGTCGCAGCTCGGCCACCAGCTTGGCGGCGACGTGTGCCTGCACGGTGCCGCGCTCCTGCCGCTCAAAGGCATCGATGACATCCAGCACGGCGCCAGGGGCCGGTGTCGGAGCTACCGGGGCGCAGTCTTCCATCGAGCGATTGATTGCCCTCAAGGCGTTTAGCAAGCCCGGCGCCTCGTCGCGGAGAAGGCAGAGGGTGTCATTGTTCAAGCCCTCAAACGCATCCAACAACGGCCCGATCTGAGGCATCACGGCAGCCGCTTGCTCGGCGCGCAGGACTTCTCGCTCGTCGGTCGGAGCTACCGGGGCGGAGCCTTGAAAAATCCGAGCCCTGAGGTCAGAACAAGCGACCGAAATCCGCTCGGCCAGAGGCTTGCATTGACGTCCATGCTCGACCAATCCGGCCGCTGTCATGACATCGCTCAGGAAGCCGCCTACGGTGCGGCAATCGCCAGCCAGCGGGCTACTCAAGTTTGGCGGAGCTACCGGGGCGGGACCCGTGGCCGTCAGTTCGCGCAACACATCGGCCGCAGATTGAAGCAGGCCATCCAACGGGCTGTTGCTGCATCGGGTGATGCGCTCGGACTCGGACTCCAGCTCCTCGATCAACTTCGGGGCTTTCTCCAGTGCCGTGAGCGTGTCCCACGGTTTGCGTTTGCCCTGCGGAGCTACCTGTACAGGGGTGGCGAGCCGGTCTTTGTTGACCTTGTGCAAAAAGTACTCGATCAAGTTGGCGCGCGTCCGGCCGATGACGTTGGTCATATCCATCGCAAACCACAACGCCTCGCGCATCTGCTCGTCCGTCAGGGCTGGAGCTACCTGCGGGGAGGCAAGAGCACGACGTGCCCAGCGAAGAATGCTTTCGGAATGCCACCGGGGGTCGCTGAAGACCACCTCGCCGTTGTAGTTCGCGGCGAACCAATCGTGGAAGTCTTGTTCGCGAGGTAGCAGGGCGGGGCTGGCTTCATGGCCGGCGCGTTGCTTGAGCATCTCGCACAGATCGTCGGCAAACATCAGGAGTTGTGGCCCACTGAAGCCGTCAATGTCATCGCGAACGATGCCCGATGCCGCTATGCATCGGCCAAGCGCGTCCACCAGCATTCGGGCCTGTTCGCTGGAAATCGTGGCGCTGCTGGCCTCCCGGGATGCGAGAGCGGCGGCAATGCGTCGCGTGGCGTGCACGAAATCTACGTTGGGGTTCTCGCCGTAGACATGCACGAGCCGGTCCGCCAGCCACGTCAGGAAATGCGAGTCGGCCGGCAGGGCTCCACTGGCGGGGGAGGTGGGGGCTGTGTTTGTGAGATTGGCAGTCATCAATCGCCCCAGTAGCTCATCTCTTCGTCGGCTGCATCTTCAGGCAGGTCGTCGTCTTCCCATCCAAGGTCTGCACCGGCTTCGGCAAACTCGTCCGCCCTCGCTTGCTCAAGACCGCCGACCTCCACCAGGTGTGCGGCATAGCGGCGCATCCATTCATCACGGGTCAATTTAGTCATCATGTGTCTCCGGCAGAACGCCAAACAAAGAATCAGCGGCATCGACTTGTGCGTCGGATACCTGGTTGTGCTCTGCAGATATGCGAGCACGACGGGCAGTGCAGCCAGAGCAGCTGGTGCGGTAGTGGGTGTGGCTGTCGGCTCTGCAGTAGTCGCAGACTGGGAGGTAGGCGGTCACGACGCGCTCCCGGTGGCCTTGGCGATGGCGAGATATGCATCTGCCCAGACCTGCTTGCTGGTGTTGGGCACATAGCCTTCGCAGGCCTCGATGACGCTCTCCAGCGCAGCTAGTAGGTCCGGCGCGGCGGCGATCAGGCGGGCATTGACCTCCATCTCTTTCTCGATCGCCCCGACGCAGTGGTGCCAGCACGTTGCGACCTCGATGTGCTCGGCCTTGACCACCGCTTGTCCGTTCGTATCGCGATACGCTACGGTCCACGGCCCAGGTGTGTATGAGGTGCTCAAGATGCCCTCCCTTGCTCTCCGGGGGCGAGAGGAGCGACCTGTTTCGGCGCCGTGTAGGGCTTCATGCCAGCCCGCCAGGCGTCCTTCGATGGAAACGGGACCGGTGCACAGGCCAGGGCCTGTTGACGCATCCGGCAGCCTGGGCACTTGGGATTGAACTGCGACGTGCTGTGGGCGCTGCAAGGCACGCAGCTGAAGGAGCGAGAGCGGTTCATGTCAGGCCTCCTAGAACGGGATTTCGTCTTCGGCGACGGCGTAGCCTTCGTCGTGCCCCTGATCAGGCTCAGCCTGATGGCGCCCACCACGCTCATGCTTGGCCCACTCAGGACTCTTGCGAATGGTGTCCTTGAGCTGCGTGTGGAACGCGTTGAAGACAGCCATGTCAGGCGCGTCGAGATCGAACTTCACGATGTCATGCACGCCTTCTGGCTTTGCGTTTTTGAGAGCCGAGGGGATCGGCGTCAGGCCAGCGACGTTGCTATAGGTCTTGCCGTTCGTCTCGCTGGTAGTGACGTTGACCATGCAGTACGCGCCAACCAGCTTCGAGATATCGAATGCTTTTGCTTCTTCCTCAGTGAAGTCGCGACCCCGCCACTGGGCAAGCTCTTTGCGGAGGTTTGCTTTCTCATGCAAGCTGACCGTGTAGCTCTTACTGATGACCATCGGCATTTCCTTGCCGTCGACGTCAACTGTGAGCGGCGCGCCGTTCTCGTCTTCGCCAAACAACTCCCATCCGATGCGGATTTTGTGCTGCAGCTTCTCGCCGAATTGACCAGTCGTCAGTTGTGTGCCCAGGTCGATCAACGAATAGCAGCGGCCGATATGGACGCCTGCGGGGACGCGCTTGAAGTTGCCGCCGCCAGAGTCAGATGCTACGAAGCCCATGATGATTTCCTTGAAAAATGCCGGCGTTACAGGTGCCGACTTACCTATTCAGAAGGGGAGAGGTTGTGCGTTGGCCTTGAGGGCGATCCGCAGCGACTCAATCGGGTTGTGCTGCCGGCGGGCCAGCATGTAATTCAGGCGGATGTATTGCCAGGCGGTCATTTCGGCCTCACAGGAAAAAGATGACGAGGGCGCCGATCAGCCCGAGGGCAACGACATAGAGGGAGCAGCGGTCGAACTCGCTGCGCAGCACATCGCGCTCGACGGGGCCACGGGCCTTGATGGCAGCGGCTATGCGCTGGTCGAGGTCGGTGTCGAGGGGGCGGCTCATGCGACCCCCAGGCTGATGCCGGTTGCAAGGCCACGAATGGACCGCACGATGCGATCGCGCTCGTGATCGATGCCCTCACCGAAGGCCGACGTCTGCAGGGCGTCGATGGCGGTGTCCAGGCGATCCCGGCAAGCGGCCGACATGCCGCCGAGCTCCTGATCGATCAGCGTCATCAGCGCTTCGGCCAGGTCGTTGGCCGTGGCTGGCTTGGTGGCGTAGACGGCGCTCACGATGCGCTCCCTTCCGGCTTGGATAGCAGGGCATCGACAGCCGCATCCAGCCGGCTGCCGGATGGGCAGTCGATGCCCAGCCGCACGCTTGCCTTGCCGCCGGAGACGACGAACAAGTCGGAGTCATGCCAGTTCTGAGCGCGCAGGCGACGATACCGCGCCGCGTCTCGTGCATCCTCGCTCGGCTGTGCCGGTGTCGGAGCTGCTGGGGCGCCACCCAGAGCCGCGATGGCCTTGGCGTCCGCCACCCGATCTTCAAACGATCTCCACGACGCATCTGACAGTGTTGCGATGACTTTCGGATGTCCTCCGCGCGTGTAGCTATCCGGCCGGTCGTTGCCGTTTTCGTCGCGATAGTCGGTGCAGATGCGGAGGCCATCGGCCGAAACTCGCCACGGGCCAGGAGTTCCAGGTTTTAGGGCCGGGACTACCGGGCCGATGGCGAGAGTCGCGCGCAGTTCGGCGACCAGCTTTGCGGCGACCAGCCCTTGTGCAGTGCCCCAATTCCGACGCTCAAGGGCGTCCAAGGCTTCCGCAACAGCGTCGGCCGGAGCTACCTGCGGGGAGGCGGCCACCGGCGTGCGCGGCGTGGAGTGGTACAGCGGCGTGCTCATGCGGTCACCTGCACGAACTTGACGAAGCACGCCACGCAGAGCAGGCACAGGAGGTACAGCGCCAGGGTCAGCTTCATGCCCTCGCGCTCCACCAGCTCATCGCTGCGGCGGTCGATCCGGCTGTTCTCGGCCATGTGGCCCACACGGCGGTTCATGCCAGCACCCGAATGGAACGGATGGCCGAGTGGGCGATGCCTGCGTCTTCCATGTGGTCGATCGCAGTCTCTTGTGCGCCGTCACGGTCGAAGGCGCTCACGGTGGTGGTCAAGCCATCCGCGAAGGTGATCAGGTAGGTCTTCATGGTGTCCATCCGTTGTGTTGGGATGGAGCTACTGTAGCAAAAGCTACATGACGATGCAATAGCAAAAGCTACATATTTTTTAGCGCGCGTAAAAAAACCGCCTCTAGGGCGGTCTGCGAAGGCACGGAAGCCTACTTAGGTTGGCGGGTACACGCCCACTGCAGGATGTTTTCGCCAACGCTATCGGGGACAACGGGCCGTAGATTGCGAACAGCTAGAGCTCGTGGCGTAGTTGTGGAGTGCCTTGCTTCTCCAGCGCCAAACATCGACGAATAGTCGAGCGTCGCCAAATCCGTCAGCTCTTCATTCTTGCAATCAAACAAAGTAAGCGCTGCCGTAGATCGGTAGGGCTTACCGTCAGTCTCATTCTTTTTTGGTTTGAGGTATGAGTATCGTATCCATGCTTGTCGGTACGGAGGCCTTTCTCTCACTGAGTCCTCATCGGCCTCGATATAGGTGCGATTACCATCTTCAGAACTAGAGGATGTAATCATTTTCCATTCAGCTGAGCTCGCGGGCCCCGCACCGATAATCAAGGCTGCTAGGAAAAACGCTTTCATCGCGGCAAACCTGATATGCCGAACAAAGGTGAGTTGCCAGTCTCAGGCGCGTCTGGTCGGGTGAGGGCTTGATTTAGCCGTCGATTTGTTGTTACAGGTCTCTGTGTGCTTGCCAGTGCCGCAGCCTTGCTTGCTACGTCATGAGCATCGTCAGGCGCAACAGTCAAATCTGCGAGCAAGAGACCTAATACTTTACGACTGCGATCGTCGAGGGCTGCAATTAAGCTTCCCAGAAGCAGGATGGCGGAGCGAAGGTTGTCAGAGGAGTAGGGCATTGCAATTGGAATTTCCGAAAGTACGCTTTTAGTATCAGCGTCTTTGGATTCACTGTTGCTAACAGTTACCCCTAGAGCCTTGTGAACTGCGTCACGATCTGGCGTCTTGTCGAACCACCCGCGCAATTCCGTCAGGCTCTGTACAGCTTCAATAGTCTTCTCGGTGATCGGCCGATGGCCTGAAATCATCTGGCCGACGAAGGCGCCGTCTTTGTAGCCCAAGCGCCGACCAAGCGCCGCTCTTCCGCCGACCTTGCGAGCCGCGCTCTCCAGAAGCAGCCTCCGCTGCTCATTTACTGCTTCGTTCTTCATAGCGAAACATTAGCAGGCGCTACGCTAGCAAAAGCTATTGACGTGACGTAGCTTTTGCTACAGAATCTGTACTCATGAACCTCCATGAGTACCTTTCCCTCCCTGGCGCTATGTCCGTTGCCGAACTGCGTGAGCGGATCGGTGCCAAGAGTGACGCCCAGATTCGCCAATGGCAGCACGGCTACGGCCAGCGCCGTCCCAGCCCAGAGAACTGCGTGTCGATCGAGCAGGCCACCAAGGGCCTCGTCTCTCGCCGCGATCTGCGCCCCGATGACTGGCAGGCCATCTGGCCTGAGCTGATCAAGACGCAACGTCGCGCCATCGCCCGGGCGGCTGCAGCTGGAGCCTGAGTCATGACGCTCGACCCCACGCTTCTCCAGATCGCCATCGCTGTGGCCATCGCCGCCATTGGCAGCGCCTGCCGGCTCTGAACTGCCATGCGCACACACATCGCCTATGCCCTCGACTGCCTGCTGCTGCTGGCCGTCCTCTGCTGGCTCTGCCTGTTCACGCCATTCGTGCCGGACACGTCTGAGCACCTCGATTGAGGCTGCCTCCCAGCACTCGATCCATCCATTCATCAACTTCTCCTTTTCGACCATGTACGCCAACCGCAAAGACGCTCGCACCGAGCGCATCAATTTGTCGGCCACCCCTGAAGCCCGTGAGCGCATCTCCCGCATTGCCGAGAAGCACGGCGAGCAGATGACCGCCTGGCTCTACAGCTACGTCATGGAAAAGCTGGAGGAGGACTTCGGCTCCGATTCTTCGTTTGCGCCTCTCTGATTGCCAGACACGCGACCGTCATTTGTTCGTTACACGAGGAGACGCAATGCCCATCACCGCCCCTGAAGAACTGTCGCTGGAGTTCACCCAGGACGACATGCCATACGTCCGCGCCTACGCGGAAAAGCGCGGGCTCACATACGAGCAGGCCCTCTCCAAGGTTGTCGCTGATGGCGACGCCGAGGGCTTCCAGCGCACCGAAGAGAAGGGCGGCGTCGTGCTGCTTTTTCGTCGGAAGTGACACCGAACTAACCCGTTACTCAACTGGGAATAAGTCATGAATCTCGCAGATGACTGCTTTGGCAACTTGGTCGACGTGACCAATCCGTTCGGCCTCACGACCCGCGTCTACACGCGCATCGATGGCCGGCTCGCCTCGTTCGTTGCTGGCACCGGCGACCACGAGCAGGCCATCCGCGTGGTCCGTGACTCGCTGGGCGATGTCCGGCTTTCCCGCACCGGCCGGTGGAAGAACGGACCGGTCCTCGCCGTGATCAGCGGCCTCAAGGCGGCGTAATGGCCGGCGACTGGATCAAGATGCGCGGCAATCTGTGGGACGACCCACGGATCGGCGCGCTCGTCGACGCCACCGACACCAGCGAAGCCGCAGTGGTGGGCGGCCTGTACTGGCTGTGGGCGACTGCAGACCAGCACAGCGAGGACGGCACCATGCCCGGCCTCACGCTGCGCCAGATCGACCGCAAGACCGGCATCACCGGCTTCGCCGCCGCTCTGGTCAGCATCGGCTGGATCGAGGATCACGCCGACGGCATCACGATCGTCAAGTTCGACGAGCACAACGGCGCATCTGCCAAGAAACGCTGCCAGACAGCGAAACGCGTCGCAAACCACACAGCCGCTAACGCTCAGTCCAAGAGGAACGAGCAATCACCTAACGCACCTAGCGTTAGTCCTGCGTTAGCTAGAGAAAGAGAAGAGAAGAGTAATTCCGTACCTAGCGGTACGGACGGCGAGGCCGTCGCTTCGCCCACCGAGATGACCAAGGCCGAGCTCTGGTCGACCGGGAAGTCGCTTCTTGCTGAGCAGGGAATGCCGAAGGCCCAGTGCGGCTCGTTCGTCGGAAAGCTCTGCAAGGACTACGGCGACGAGATCGTCATCGAAGCCGTCCGGACGACGTGCGTCGCAAGGCCTGCCGACGCCGCCGAGTACCTCAAGGCCCTCTGCCTGCGCGCTGCTGGACAGCGCCGCCCCACCGCATCCACGACCACCCACGACCGCCGTGCCGCCACCTTGGCCGGCTTGACCAACACCGGAGACCACCATGCAGAGCGCGATGAACGCACTATCGACGTCGAAGCCCACGTTGTCGGCTGAGGCACTTCCGCAGCGCTGGGTCGCTCGGATCTTCGAGCGGCTGAGCGGCCAGCTCGGCGCCAAGATGGCTGACCTCTACGCCGGCGTGCCGCCCGCCGTCGTGCAAGGCGAGTGGTGCGAGGGCTTGGCCGGCTTCCAAGCGGCAGAGATCGAGCGCGGCTTGGCCGCCTGCCGCACCCGTGTGTTCGCGCCGACGCTGGGCGAGTTCCTGCGGCTGTGCCGGCCGTGCCTCGACCACGAGGTCGCCTTCCACGAGGCCGGCGACTGCCTGCGCCAGCGCGATGCCGGCCAGGTGGGCAGCTGGTCGCACCCCGCGGTGTGGCGCGCCGCCTGCACGATGTCGATGGAGGTCCGCGCCGGCGACTACAAGGCCTGCCGCTCGCGCTGGGGCTACACGCTGCAGCGCGAGATCGAGGCAGGCTGGGGCGACGTGCCAGCGCCTGCCGTGCGCATCGAGCACAACGCGAAGGTGGGGCCGCCGCCGGCCGATGTCCGCGAACGCCTGGCGCAGCTGCGCGCCGAGAGCTTTCTGCCCGCGATCGCTGGTGCCGCATGAGCCGCACCAGCGCCCCCGGCGCACCGCTGACCGCATCCCAAGCAGACGCCAAGGCCCGCTACCAGGCCAAGAACGGCGCGCGCATCCGCCAGCAGGCCAAGGATCGCCGCGCCGCAGCCAATGCCATGCCCACCCTGCCGATCGTGCAGTGGGCCCTCATCAACTCGCCCACGAGCGTGTGGGCCTATGCAGCAAGGAGCGCATCGTGAGCAAAGCAAAGTTGGTTCGAGCAGTGCTTGTTGGTGGGAAGTCCATGACCATCGACGAGATCGTCAAGGCCACGGGTTTGACCAAGGCAGAGGTGCACTCGGCAGTGCATGCCCTGATTGCCTACGACCGCGTCGAGAGCTTCCCCGTGTCGTACAGCTTGACCCCGAAAGGCGAAGCAGGCCGCGATGGAAGATCGACAAGGGAGCGAGCGAAGCGGATTTCCAGGAAGGTCGCGCCCGCCGAAGTCCCGGCGCCGGAGCAGGTCCTGCCGAAGGCGGTGAAGCCCAGCGCGGCGTCCGAGCGTGAGGTCCGCAGCGCCCTGATCAACCGCCACCCCCTCGACTCGTTCTTCGGGGCACGTGCATGACCTTCACCACCCAGACCTGCACCTACGACACGGCGTTCGGCGCTGACTCGCCGTTCTACCGCTCGACCTGCCGCGCGTGCTCCCTGCGTGCCATGGCCATGAGCCCGCTCTACCACTCGTCCATGCGCCTGGGGATGCTCGTGCCGAGCTACACCAAGTCGCTCAAGGCGACGTTTCCGGGCGAGGACGTGGCGACCGTGCACGCCGAGGTGCGGGCGGTGGCGGAACGGATCAGTAACGCAAAAGCGGAGGTGCTGTGATGAAGCTGCAAGACGTACTCATGTGGCCCAAGAAGCCGGGCAATGGCCTCAACCCGTGGTGGCTGATCCTGTGGCGCGGCATCTGGGCTGTCCCGTTCGTCATCAGCATGTGCTTCGCCTGCACCTTCTTGTGGATCGCGCAAGGCCCTGATAGCGCGGCTCAGCTTTGGAGGGACGCGTTGTGAAAGCCATCCTCTGGATCATCGGCGCTGCTCTGGTGGTTCTGGGTGCCTGCTCCTGCGCCCTGGGTGCCAACGTCGCCCTCAACGGCAACCCTACCGCGTGGGGGAGTTGCAAGTGAGGAGGGCAGCGAAGCTGGATGCAAACCAGGCGCAGATCGTCGCTGACCTCCGCACCATGGGTGTGCTGGTGCTGAGCCTCGCACCGGTGGGCAGCGGTGTCCCCGACCTGCTGTGCGGCTGGAAGGGCCGCCTCGTGCTGCTGGAGGTCAAGGACGGCGCCAAGGTGCCATCCGCCCGCAAGCTGACACCGCACCAGGAGCTGTTCCACAAGGAGTGGGCGGGCATGCCCCTCTACGTGGTCGACTCCACGCCCAGCGCCCTGCAAGCCGTGGGGGTGCTTTCATGATGGACAAGCGAGTCCTGCGCCTGGTGAGCAACGACGTGCGCCAGCGCGCCATCGACGCGATCTGGGGTGCACCAGACGGCGCCCAGGTGGTCATCTCCGAGCCGAGCCGCAACGCAGACCAGAACGCGATGTTCCACGCCCTGTGCGGTGAGATCGCCAAGTCGGGGCTGCCGTGGTGCGGGAAGGAGCGAACCCTCGCGCAGTGGAAGGTGCTGCTGGTCTCCGGCCATGCGGTCGCCACGAAGGAGGGCGCCGACATGATGCCCGGCATCGAGGGCGAATTCGTGAACCTGCGCGAGAGCACCGCCCTGATGTCGAAGAAGCGCAGCTCGAGCCTCATCGAATACACGATCGCCTTCATGGCGCAGAACGGGGTGGGCGGCCATGCGTAGCAAGAACAAGCCCGCCCCCACCGCCGCCGAGCGCCGCCACATCGAGCGCATCGCCGCCATGCCCTGCATCGTGTGCAAGGCAGAGGGCCCCAGCGAAGTCCACGAGCCCGAGCAAGGCCTGTGGTTCGCATCCATGCCGCTGTGCACAGCCTGCCACCGCGGACCCGAGGGATGGCACGGCACCCGACTGCGCTGGAAGCTGCGCAAGGTGTCCGAGCTGTCCGCGATCAACGAGACCATCAGGGAGCTATCCGCATGAACGCGCAGCTGTACATCTTCGTGCCCTTCCACCAGAAGGACCGCGTGAAGGCACTGGGGGCTCGATGGGATGCCGCCCTGGGCAAATGGTACGTGCCCTACGGCAAGGACGTGAGCCTGTTCGAGGAGTGGTGGCCGTCCGAGCTGCGCAAGGAGATGGCTGGACTCAAGGACGAGAAGCCACGGAAGAAGAGGAAGGTGAGGCGCCAATGCTGATCCCCTCGCGCGCGCGCACACGTTTGCGACCCTCCGTCTCCTGGTGGCACGTGATCGTTATGCTGGAGCGCCACGGCTACACCCACGCGGCCATTGCCGGAGCGATCGGCAGCAAGCGCACCACGATCCTCAACTGGAAGAACATGGGGCAGGAGCCGAGCCACCAGATCGGGGAGAGCCTGATCGACCTGTGGTGCTCGGTGGAGCAAAAGCGGAGGGACGACCTGCCGATGCGAGTGGGGCGCACGCTGTCGGCTGCACAATTTCGATAAAGACCAAAGAAGACCCATGAACCAAAGGAGCCCATCATGAAGAACAAGTCGGAAGCCATGCTGAACCTTCTCGCAGCCAGATCCGCCATGTCGGTGGCTGATATGGCGGAGCAACTAGAACTGCCTGCAGCGGACCTGAAGGGCGCGATTCGAAGCCTGAGGGCGAACCACTTTATCGAGGGAACCCCGGCAAGCTACGAGCTTACGCGGCGGGGCAAGGACTACCAGGCCAAACGTAGCCGACTCAGGGTGAGGCAGGCCGAGGAAAAAAACAAACTGACGAGGCTAGAGTCGTGGGCGCTGAAGCTGCAGGCCGAGAATGCTGAAGACGATGCAGCGTTTGATGCATGGTGCGGTGAGGGGCATCAGGCCATTCGGTCGAGTCTTCGTGCTGCATGGAAGGAGTCACGGCGCCGTACTCTGGCCCAGCACGTCCCGCGAGTCATGTTGGCGCAAAAAGCGGCGGACCTGATCCGCCAGCTCGACGGGCTCCAGCCCAAGCAATAGACGGGATTCAGACACCCCAACGCGGGACATTGCGGCGTCCATTCCCAGGAGCTGCCATGTCCCGCACCGCATCCCCCGCCGTTCCCGGCACCAATCCCCGCGACACCGACGAGCCGAGCCTGCGCGACGACGTGGCTTCCGCACTGCGTCCCCAGGCCGCCTCCGCCGACGAGTCGCTCGAAGACAAGGTCGCCCGCCAAGATCGCGAGATGGCCGAGCTGCGCTCCCTCGTCGCCCAGCTGGGCAAGAACCAGACCGCGAGCATGGCCGAGGCTGTCGAGCTGCCCACCATGAAGGCGGTGCAGAAGCAGAACCCGTCGATCCCGGTGCTGACCGATGAAGGCTGGTTCGTGCCGGCCGTGCACCCGACCGACCGCGCCGCGAAGCTCTGATCATGTGCGGCGGCGCCAAGCCTACGCCCGTCGCACCGGCGCGCGTCGATCCCCAGGTGGCCGCCGACGAGGCAGCCGCTGAAGCTGCGTCCAAGGCCAACGCCGACGCTGCCGTGCGCCGCACCAACCGCAACAAGTCGGCGCTCTCCACGGGCGCGGGCACCTCGTCCGCGCTGAGCTACGGCAAGACCACCCTCGGGCAATAGATGAGCGAACTGGCCGACAAGATCGAGCGCCGCTTCACGCAGCTGCGCAGTCAGCGGGAGCAGTCCGACCACATCTGGAGGGAGGTGTTCGAGTACCTGGCGCCCGAGCGTGCGATCGGCTGGTTCAACGACTCCACCGACTCCAACGCCGGCACCTCCGCCGCACAGCGCGCACGCCTGTACGACTCGACCGCGATCGACTCGGCCGAGGTGCTCAAGAGCAACATTTCCTCGTGGATGACGCCGGAGAACTCCCGCTGGTTCGGCCTGGATGCCGGCCAGGAGGATGAGCTCTCCACCCAGTGGATGGACGGCGCCGCCCAGTTCCTCTTTGAACACATCCACAGCGCCGGCTTCGGTGCGGTCTCGGGCGAGTGCTACAGCGACCTGATCCCCGCTGGCTGGTTCGTGCTCTACATCGACGAGGCCAAGGATGAGCAGGGCCGGCCCATCGGCGGCTACAACTTCGAGCAGTGGCCCCTGTTTCAGTGCTACGTCGCCAGCTCACGGCCCGCCGGCCGGGTCGACACCATCTACCGCAACTTCTCGATGACCGTCGAGCAGCTCGTTGCTGAGTACGGCCACGACAAGGTGAGCGAGGAGACGCGCAAGAAGTTCGACGACGGCAAGCTCACGGAGAAGGTCGACCTGCTGTGGACCATCGAGCCACGGCGCGGCGCCTCGGGCAAGCTCGCGAAGAACCTGCCGTGGCAGTCGGTGCACGAGGAGCGCGCGAAGAAGCACATCCTGCGCGAGTCGGGCTATCACGAGTTCCCCTGCGCCGTGCCGCGCTGGCGCCTGATCCCCGGCACGCCCTATGCCACCGGCATCGGCTCGAACGTGCTGCCCGACGTCAAGACGCTCAACGACATCCTCCGCATGGAGCTGATGAGCCTGGACATCTCGATCGGCGGCATGTGGAAGGCGGTCGACGACGGCGTGCTCAACCCGCGCACCGTGCGTATCGGCCCGCGCAAGATCGTCATGATGGCCACGCTCGACAGCATGGCCCCGCTAGAGACCGGCGCGGACTTCAACGTCAGCTTCTCCAAGGCCGACCAGCTGCGCCAGTCCATCCGCAAGACGCTGATGAGCGACATGCTCACGCCCGTGGGCGGCCCGGTGCGCAGCGCCACCGAGATCAGCCAGAACATGAGCCAGATCCGCCAGCTGATGGCGCCCATTCTCGGCCGGCTGCAGTCGGAGTTCCTGCAGGTGCTGGTCGAGCGCTGCTTCAACATCGCATTCCGCGGCGGCGCGCTGACTGCCACGCTGGGTGAGGTGCCCGAGGGCCTGCTCGATGGCGACTACACGGTCAAGTACATCTCGCCCCTCGCGCGCAGCCAGAAGCTCGAGGAGGTCACGGCGATCGACCAGTACGCCGCCGGCCTGTTCGCCGCCGCTGCCAGCACGGGCGACATGACGCTGCTCGACGGCATGAACCTCGACGCCGCGATGTATGCCAAGGGCCTGGCCCTGGGTGTGCCCGCCAAGCTCCTGCGCGGCCCGGATCAGCTGCTGGAGAAACGCGAGATGGACAACCGCAACCGCCAGCAGGCTCAGCAGGCAGCCCAGCAGCAGGAGATGCAGCAGAAGGCCGGCGAGGTGGCCATCGAGGCCGCAGGGAAGCAAGGATGAGCTACAACGCATCGCTCACGGGCGCGGGGTGGCTGGTCGACCCGATCATCAACCCCAAGAGCGGGCTACCGGCGCCTGGCTATACGGCCACGCTCACGGGCTCCGGCTACATCGTAGATCCGATCCCTAAACCCGAGACGTTGGACGTGCAGCTGTCCAACTTCATCTCAGCCTTGTCCGACGCGAAGTTCTGGGCCGACCTGAGCCTATCCGCGGCCCGATTCCAGAACTTCGCCGGTACGACGGCAGTGACTGCAGACGGCCAGCCGTTCGCCAGGATCAATGACCGCGCCGGCTCAAGCAATGGGCTTGGCACATCTGTGGCGGCGAGCATGCCTATGTACCGCACCGACGGTGTGCTGCACTGGGCGCAGGCCGATGGCGTCGATGACTTTTGGCAATCACTCGCTCCGCTGGACTTGAGCGCCACGTCTCAGGCCACGGTCATCGCTGGCGTGCGCAAGGAGAGCGACGCATCGACGGCAGTGATCTGCGAGCACAGCGCCTCTTTCGGCAACGTGGGAACCTTCGCGCTCAATGGACCGACGAGCCCGGGCTTCGACAACTTCGGTGCCACCATCAACACCGGCGCAATCAAATCGGCGGTCAATGCCGCAGGTCAGGTCTCTCCAGCCTCTCGGGTCGTCACGGGGGTGTTCGATGGCACCGCCGATCCAAGCGCAAAGCTGCGCGTCAATGGTGTGCAGACCAGCAGCCAGGCCACCGCCAGCGGTTCGGCCAAGTTTCTCAGCGCCACGCTGAACGTCTTTCGGCGCAACGCCACGAGCAACCCATTCACCGGCCGCCTGTATGGACTGATCGTCATCGGCCGCCTTCTTTCTGCCAGCGAACTGTCGTTGTGCGAGCGCTGGATGGCCAGCAAGACCGGAGTGACCCTGTGACCGCTGTACTTGTTCCCGGCGTGGGCTGGGTCGTCGAGCCCGACGTCGTCGATGAGCGCAAGGATCTGCCACGGCTGACGAGCGCCCAGATCGACGCCATCAACGTGCGTATCGCCCTGGGCTCCGGCGATTTCCCGATTGGCACTCAAGTCATCCGATCGGATGATGGTGTCACGTTGACGCTCCAGGGCGTAGGGGCATCCGCGCAGTTCACGCCGTCAACCACGGATGTGTCAGGGCTGGCGTCCAGGGCAGAACTGGCTTTGCCCGATGCGTCGGCCGGTTTTGGATATCAGCTCTCAGGGACTGGCACCTACCCGCGTGATGTGAGGGAGGTGTTCTCCGAGACGGTCCGGTTGTTTGACTTCATTCCGAAAGCAGAGCGATCGGCCATTCTCAATCGAACAAGTACATACGACGCGTCTGATGACATCGAACGCGCTATTTCCTTCTGTAGCCTGCTGCCAGATGGCACCGAGCTAGAAGGGCCGAGAGGAGAGTTCTTGTGCACCAGGACAATCGCCTGGAAGAATAAAGTTAGGCTTCGAGGGAAAGGAAAGCGCGCAACGGTTTTCAAGTTCACCAATTCTGGCGCTGGCTTCAAGTCTAGCAACCCAATCAATTCCAGCACCGGCGCTTACTCGGGCCTCAGGAATTGTGCCGTATTGAATGCCCATGCCGCTAACACCGATGGCGGTTTCGTTGACGTTGGCGGCACGTATGTTGACTTGGAGAACGTGAGGGTTTCTGGCTTTAAATATGGCACGATCTTCGATCAAACCGAGATTGCCACAATTGATCGGGGCGAATACGCTCAGAATCGAGAGGGCGGAATTTGGCTGGTTAATGGCTCAACGTACACCCCACTTGCAGCGAATGGCTTTACAAATCAAATCACCGTTTCTCGGACTCAGTTCAACGCAAATAAATGCAACATCATTGATGATGGCGGTGTGAGCCACAATTTCATTCACAACAACTTCAATGGTGGCGAAAGAGCCATGTGGCTTGCTGGCGCAAGAGCAGTGAACCTCGTTGGAAATGAAATTGAATACGCCACGACCGAATCAATTCGGTTCACAGGGGTCAGATACTCTGATGGCACAGGCGTCGGGCAATGCTTTAATGTAAAAGTGTCGGTGAATTTCATCATTGCCAACTTGAATACACCTTGCATTGCATTCACCAATGGCACGAACATTGAGTTGGATCACAATGATTACCAGACAACCGGTGCATCTAGTGTTCATGCAGTAACTGGCTGTTCGACGGTAAATGGTCTGATCGAAAAAGGCGGAACGCAAACAGGATTCCTGGGCATCCTGGATGGTGTGCCTACACGCCTATTCCAGGCAGACCACCCGGACGGAATCCGAATGACCCGGGCGCAGTTCTACTCGCCCGCGAACACCGATTCTTCCATCGAGACCTACGCGCCATCTTCGGCTGGCGGCGGCACCTCCATTGGCGGCATCGATCTGTCGGCGAACAACGCAGCCGCGACCAAGACGGTCTACGCCAAGGTCCGCCCAGCGATCTACGGGAATGGCGTGGGCGCCGAGGCAGGAGGCTTGCACATCGACCTGGCGGTGGGTGGCGTGCCGACCTTCTCTTATTCGTTCATCGCCAGCTCTTTCCGGCCGGGGGCGGACAACACCAAGTCGCTCGGCCAAGCCAACCTGAGATGGTCGGGCGTTTTCACCACTGCGCTGACGCTCACGCCAGGTACGGCACCTGCTAGCGCCACGGCCGCCGGCGTCGCTGGCGAGATTCGCGTCGTGTCCGGCTTCATCTACGTTTGTGTTGCCACCAACACATGGCAGCGCACAGCCCTCGCCACCTGGTAAGCCATGACCATCCGCCTCACCCCCGAGAACCGCGCCGAGCTCTACCGCCAGATCTTCGAAGTCGACCAGCGCGGCGCCGCCATCCTCGAGGACCTCGTGCGCATGTTCTCGAAGGCCGCTGTGACCGAGGGCGGCATCGACGCCGTCCTGAAGACCTACCACCGCATGGGCCAGGCCGAGGTGGTGCAGCACATCATCCGGCAGATCAACCGCGCCAACAACATCGACGACCAACCCCAGGAGCAACCATGAGCGACGAGACCACCACCGCCCCCGAAGCACCCGTCGGCACGCCCGACCCTGGCGCACCGCTGCCGGGTGACAAGACCACGCCGCCTGGCACGCTCGCGCCCGCCGACGCGAAGAACCCCTCGGCGCTCGCCGCCGGCCAGGAGTGGACGCCGCAGAGCATCCCCGAGAAGTACCGCGTCGCCGGCGCCGACGGCGCGCTCGACCTGGCCGCCACCATGCGCAAGGTCGACGAGCACCGCAGCGCGCTGGAGAAGCGCCTCGGCGTGGGTGACATCCGCCCGAAGACGCCCGACGAGTACAAGCTGCCCGAGTCCGACGCCTTCAAGGCCCTGCCGATCGACCCGAGCACCGCCAAGGCATTCCAGGCCAAGGCGCACAGCTGGGGCCTGTCGCAGTCCCAGTACGAGAACGTCATGAGCGAGTACGCCACGCTCGCGCCGCAGCTGGTGCAAGCGGGCCAAGCCGAGACCGTCGACGGCGCCGTGGCCGCGCTGAAGGACACGTGGAAGGACGACTACGACACCAACATCCGGGAGAGCTTCCGCGTGGTGAGCAAGGTCGCCGAGTCCGCTGGCATCCCGTTCGACGAGGTCGAGAAGGCCATCGGCAACAACCCGGTCGCGATCCGCCTGTTCGCCGCGCTGGCGCCGGAGATGCGCGAGGACGCCACGCCGGCCGCTGCCAACGGCTCGCCTGGCGTTGGCGTGCAGACGCACCAGGAGTACATCGCCGAGAACTGGGCCGCCTACAGCAACCCGCGCGACCCCAAGCACGCCGCAGTTTCCGCCCGCGCCGCCCAGCTGGCCGCGAAGGGCACCCCGACACGCTGATCTCGTGGGGTCTCCTTGGTCGAGCGATCGACCTTAGCCCGCTTCGCGCGGGCTTTTTTGCGCCTGCAGAAAGACGGGATTCAGGCACCCCCAAAACGGACATTGCTGCCACGGCCCCGCCTGGCATGCGGGATCACCAGAAGCCCGCCTTAGCCAGCGACGCAGGCCCCGCGAGGGATCACCTGAACGGCGAACACCAGTTCAAAACTTCAGGAGTGACTCAATGTCCGATACCGTTACCACCCAGTTCGTCACGCAGTTCGACAGCTCGCTGCGCCTGGCGCTGCAGCAGAAGGAATCGCGCCTCATGCGCACCGTCGTCGATCGCGGCACGATCGAAGGCTCGTCCTTCACCATCAACAACCTCGGCACCGTCGAGATGGACGAGAACGTGACCCGCCACGGCGACACGATCTGGTCCGACATCAACCACACGGCCCGTATCGTGCCCATGCGCGACTACTACAAGGCCCTGCCGCTGGACCGCGCCGACATCCCGAAAATGAAGGTCAACCCCGTCACCGGTGGCCAGTACATGAGCACGCTCGTGTCCGCTCGCAACCGCAAGGTCGACTCGATCATCTACAACGCCGCCCTCGGCGCGATCAACACCGTCGACGGCCAGACGCAGTACACGCTGCCCGCCGGCCAGATCATCGCCGCCGGTGGCACGGGCCTCACCAAGGCCAAGATCATCCAGGCGCGCTCGATCCTGTGCGGCAACGAGGCGGACGAGGAAGAAGCGTTCTTCGTCTACGACTCGCTGGCGCTGACCCAGATCCTCTCGGACACCACGCTCACGAGCGCCGACTTCATGGCCGGCAAGATGCTCCAGAGCGGCACGCTCGCCGGCCAGTGGCTCGGCTTCACGTGGATCCACTACGAGGGCATCGACAAGACCGGTGGCGTGCGCAAGTCGGTCGCCTACACCAAGGATTCCGTGCACTTCGGTCGCGGCTTCGAGGAAGGCAACGTCGCGGTGCGCTACGACAAGAAGAACACCTGGCAGGTCTCGCAGGCTGCCAGCTACGGCGCAGGCCGCCAGGACGAGCAGAAGGTCGTCCAGGTCTCGTACCAGTAAACCCCGGAGCACATCACCATGGCTGAACTCAACACCATCACCCGCACCAAGATCGCCCAGGTCGCGGGCTCGAAGGCCTCCGGCGGCTCCTTCAACCGCAGCCGCGTCGCCATCATCGACACGCCGGCCGCCTACACGGCTCCGGCTCAGAACGATACCGCTGGCACCGAGCTGTACGTGCCGCAGGGCGCGCGCATCCAGTTGCCCGTCGTGCTGTCCTGCGCCGCCGGCGCGGCCGGGGGCACTCTGTCGATCGGCATCCGATCCGCGCGCACCAAGGTCGCCATCGACCCCACCGCCGTGCTCAACGCGGCCCCGATCAACGCTGCGTTCAATGGCCCGCTCAACACCGGCACCAAGCTGGTCAACGGCCAGTACTACACGATGCCCGAGGACGTCGAGCTGTACCTGACCTTTGGCGGCGCTGCTGGCACGGCCAATCAGGCGATTCGCGCCGAAGTCTCGTTCGTCGCACCGTAAGGGGCCCGTCCCCTGCAACCCGAGGGGATGGCGTTTCGCGCTGTCCCCTTTTTTCGTTATCGGAGGCCATCATCACCACAGCCGTCAGCATCTGCAGCGCCGCGCTGCTGCAACTGGGGAAGACCCCGATCAACTCCTTCGAGGAGGCTGGTGACCTGGCGCGGCTGTGCTCGAACCTCTACCCGCAGGAGCGCGACTCCCTGCTGCGCGAGAACGACTGGAACTGTGCCGTGAAGCGCGCGCTGCTGGCGCCGTCGTCGTCGGGACCGGCCTTCGGCTATGCCGCACAGTTCCCGCTGCCGGCCGACTTCCTGCGGCTGGTGAGCATCGACCAGATCGCCATCTCGTCGCCGCGCTGTCGCGACTTCCGCATCGAGGGCCGGAACATCGTCTCTGCCGGCACGGTGCTGCCGATCGTCTATGTCTGCCGTGCCGACGAGTCGACCTGGGATGCGAAGCTGGTTGAGCTGATGACGGCCCGCATGCTCTGGAAGCTGGCCTATCCGGTCACCCAGTCCACCACGCTGCGCGACGAGCTCAAGGCCGAGTACGCACAGATGGCGCGCATGGCCCGCTCGATCGACTCGCAGGAGAACCCGAGCGAGGAACTGAGCGACGAATTCACCCTGCTCAACGGGCGGATGTGATGCCGCGCGCCAGCCTCATACAGACGAATTTTTCCGGCGGCGAACTGTCCCCGGCGCTGGCCCTGGGCCGCGTCGACATCGCCAAGTACAACAACGGCTTGCGCACGCTCGAGAACTGCGTGCTCACCATCCAGGGCGGTGCCAAGCGCCGGCCGGGCTCGCGCTTCATCGCCGCCACCAAGACGCAGAGCCAGACCTCGCGCCTGATCGACTTCGTCTACAACCGAGGCCAGGCCTATCTTCTGGAGATGGGCGCGGGCTACGTGCGCTTCTTCAAGAACCGCACGCCCATCCTCGCGATCGGCGGCGGCAAGCTGGAAGTGCAGACGCTGTACACCACCGACCAGCTGCAGTCGGTGAACTACGTGCAGAAGGCCGACACGGCGTTCTTTGCCCATGAGGCGGTCACTCCCTACCGGCTGCAGCGATTCGGCGACCAGCGCTGGGGCATGGGCCCGGTGCCCTTCATCACGCAGCCGTTCGAGGAGCAGGGCAACACGCCCGGCGTCGACCTGTCGATCGGCTCGCCCATCATCGGGTCGATCACCCCGATCGGTGCGAGCGCCAACGCCTTCCTCCCGAGCGATGTGGGCCGGCACATCACCTACCAAGGTGGCGACGCCCTCATCACGCAGTACATCTCCGCGACCCAGGTGATGGGCCAGATCTTCACGCCGTTCCCGGACGTGATCGTACCGAGCGGCTGGGTGCTGGCTGGCAGCCCGCAGGCGGCCATCACGCCGTCGAGCAAGGGCGCCGTGGGCCAGATCATCACCCTGTCCTCCGACTACGCCTATACCGAGACCGCCAAGACCGTCGAGGCCATCGGCGTGGCCGCAGGCTCGTTCACGGTCAAGGTCTCGGCGCACGGCTACCCGGCGGGCAAGACAATCCGCCTGAGCGGCACCACCGGCTACGACGGCGACTTCACGGTCAGCAGCGTGCCGGACGCGAACAACTTCACGATCCTGTCCTCCATCGGGGGGAGCGGCCAGCCCTCGCCAGGCGGCACGGCGCAGGGCCTGCAGACGTCGACCGGCGGCCAGGTGTGGCGCCCGGAGGACGTGGGCAAGTACGTGCGGGTCAACGCCGGCCTCGCGCAGATCATCGCCTACACCAGCAGCTCGGTGGTCAGCGCGAAGGTCATCCGCGAGCTCACCGCCGACGTGCCCGCAGGCGCCAACGCCTGGACGCTCGAGTCCCCCGCCTGGAGCGTGCAGAACGGCTACCCGCGCGCGGTCACGATCAACGGCCAGCGCCTCATGTTTGCTGGCTCGCCCGCCTACCCGCAGCACCTGTGGGCCAGCGCCATTCAGGAATACTTGAACTTTGCCTTCGGCACGAACGACGACGACGCCTTCCGCTTCGAGCTCGACGGCCCGCGCAACTCGCCCATTCGCCACCTCGCGCAGACCCGGCAACTGATCGTGCTGACCGAGGCCGACGAGATGAGCATCAAGGGCGGCCAGGAGCGTCCCATCACGCCGACGAACATCCAGAAGACCGACGAGTCCACCGCCGGCGCCGCCGCGGTGCGCCCGGTGAAGGTCGGCAACGAGATCCTGTTCGTTCAGGCCGCCGGCAAGAAGCTGTCGGCCTGTGCCTACCGCTACGAGATCGACGGCTTCGCCTCGCCGGACCGCACGGTCTTCGCCTCGCACATCACTGGCGCCGGCCTGGTTCAGATGGCCCACCAGAAGGAGCCCGACTCGACGCTGTTCGGCGTGCGCGCCGATGGCCAGATGGCCGTGTGCGCCTACGACGTCGACCAGGAGGTCACCGGCTGGGGCCGCTGGATCACCCAGGGCGCATACGAGAGCATCGCCACGCTGCCCACCACCACCGGCGAGGACGCCTATGCCGTGGTGCGGCGCACGGTCGGCGGGGCCACGGCGCGCTACGTCGAGGTGTTCGACCCCGAGATGCTGGTCGACTGCGGCATCAGTGGCACCAGCGTCGGCGGCCAGGCCACGTGGGGCGGTCTCGCGCACCTGGAGGGCATGACCGTGCAGGCCTGGGCCGACGGCGCCTACCTGGGCGACTACGTGGTGGCCGGTGGTCAGGTCACGCTCACGCGCCCGGCGAACTCGGTGCAGATCGGCCTGGGCTTTACCTGCCGCGTCGAGCTGCTGCAGATCGAGGTCGGCGGCAACGGCACGACGGCGCAGGGCACGCAGGTGCAGGTCAACGAGGTCATCGTGCGCGTGCTCGACACCGCAGCGATCGTCGTCAACGGCATCCCCAAGGAGACGCGTCGCTTCGGAGCCACGCTGCTCGACCAGCCGCCGCCGCAGTTCACCGGCGACATCCGCAGCACCACGCTGTCCGACGAGATCTTCCGCACGCGCCAGGAGATCACCCAGCCCTATCCGCTGCCGTTCCACCTGCTGGACGTCATCCGCCGCGTGACCATCAACGACTGAAGGTGCCCCATGAAAGTCGAAGTCGCCACCCCCGATGACGCGCCGGAGATCGCCGAGCTGGGCGAGCTGCTGCACGACACGTCGAGCTACGCGCCCATCCCCTACAGCCGCGAGAAAGTCGAGGAGCTGATGCGCACGCTGGCCGGCGGCGCGGGGGCGGTGTTCATCGTGCGCCGCGGCGACCGCATCGTGGGCGGCATCGCCGGCGCGGTGGCGCCGCACTGGTTCAGCGACCAGCTGCACGGCTTCGAGTACTCGTTCTTCATCCACCCCGACGCACGCAACGGCTTCACGGCCATGAAGCTGTTGAGCGCCTTCCGCATCTGGTGCGAGCGCCGCGGCGCCAAGTCGGTGCGCATCGGCATCACCACCGGCATCCATCCCGAAAAGACCGCGCAGCTGTACCGGCTCGCGGGATTCAAGGACGCCGGCTCACTTTTCAACATGGAGCTCTGAATGGGCATCGAAACCGCCGCACTCATCGGCTACATCGGCACGGCCGCCGCCGTCGCCGGCACCGCCGTCTCGGTCTATGGCGCCATGGAGCAGAAGGACCAGGCCAAGGAGGCCGCCAACGCGCAGCAGCAGACCGCCGCCGCCGACGCCGCCTACGCCGCCAGCGAGGCGCAGGTGCAGGCCCGCACCATCCGCAAGGCCGCCGACAAGCAGCGCGCCGAGGCCCGCGCCTCGCTCGCCGGCTCCGGGGTGGTCGTGGGGCAGGGCACCGCCGAGCAGATCGACACCACGATCTCGGCCAACGCCGAGGAGGACGCGCTGATGGCGATCTATGACGGCAGCAACCGGGCGCGCGCCATCACGCAGAGCGGCAACCTGGCCGCCTCGCGCAGCCGCAACGCCGCCAGCGCGGCCGGCATCGGCGCCTTCGGCTCGGCGCTGCAGGGCGGCTCCATGCTCGCCAAGGGCTGGAACACCAGCGCGAAGGGGCGCTGAGATGGCCAAGATCCCACTCGGCAACTTCGGCTTCCGCACCCCCCAGGGGCAGGACGTCACCCCCGTCGCTCAGCCCGACATGCAGGTGGGCGATGCCCTCGCGCGTGTCGGTGGCCAGGCCATGGCCATCGGCGGCAACATGCTGGCCGAGCAGCAGCACGAGAACCGCCTCGCCGCCGAGCGCGCGGCGCAGGCGCAGACCACGCTCGCCAGCGTGAACATTCAGAACGGCCTGGCCGACGAGCACGACGCCATCAAGGCCGACGTGCTGTCGGGCAAGATGAACCGCGAGGAGGCGACAAAGCGTTGGCAGACCTCCAGCGCCAAGGTGGTCGGCGACAACATCGCCGCCGTCCCCGCCGACCGTGCGCCGCTGCTGAGCGCGCAGGCCAAGGGCATCGAGGGCAAGCTGACCAACGGCCTGAACGACGTCTTCCGCGTGCGCGACAACCAGGACGCCATCGCTGGCGTGAACGCGACCGAGGAGGGCCTGCAGCGCCTGGCCGCGCGCGACCTGCCCGGCGCCATCAAGCAACAGTCGATGCTCATCGACGGCTCGCCGCTGCCGCCCGACCAGAAGGCCGCGCGCAAGCAGAAGTTCGTCGAGGCCGCCTACTACAACGACTTCCGCCGCCAGGCGCAGGGCGCGATGCAGACCGGCACCACCGAGGCGCTCGACCAGGTACAGGCGCGGCTCGCCGGGCCGGAAGGCGACACGCTCGATCCGGCGAAGCGCAACCAGCTCGACCAGACCATCTTCGGCTGGAAGCAGAGCATCGAGGCGCGCGCCGCGCGCGACGCCGACAAGGCCGAGCGCGAGCAGACGAAGCGCTTCAACACTGCGACCGACACGATCAACAAGGGCAAGGACATCGCCCTGGGCGGCGGCTTCCTGGCGCCCGAATACATCGCCACCATGGTCGAGCAGTCGGCCGGCATCCCCGAGCTGCAGGGCGAGGTGAAGCAGTTGCTGGAGTCGCAGAAGCAGGTGGCCGGCTTCGCGTCGATGCCGCCCAACGTCCGCACGTCGATGCTTGAAGGACTGCGCGGCCAGCGCGCGGACCCGAAGCAGGGGATCGACCCGCTCGGGCAGAAGCAGCTCGAGCGCGCCGAACAGATCGACGCCAGCCTGCGCAACAAGGTCGACGCCGGCGAAGCCTGGAGCGCGGCGCAGAGCGTGGGCATCGTCAAGACCGCGCCGCTGCTGAACATCGCGAACCCGCAGGAGGCGCTCAAGGTCTTCCAGCAGCGCATGGGCGAGATCGGCGATGTCGAGACGTGGGCCGGCAAGAAGGTCAGCCCGCTGCAGCCACCCGAGGCCGAGCAGCTGACCAAGATGCTGCGCTCGCTGAAGCCCGACCAGGCCGCCTCCCTGCTGGGCCAGACCGGCGCACTGCTCGGCGACGCCGACCGGGTCGCTGCGCTCGGCAAGCAGATCGGCGACAAGGACGGCACGCTCGGCATCGCCATGGCCTTCGCCGGCTCGCAGACCACCCAGGGGCGCTACACCGCCGAGCTCGTCCTCGAAGGCGACCAGAAGCTGCGCGACAAGGTGGTCAAGGCCGACGGCATGGTCGAGACCGGCTGGCGAGCCGAGATCGCCAAGCAGGTGCGCGGTGCCTACTCGAACGCGGAAGTCGAGACCACCATCGTCGACGCAGCCTTCAAGATCGCTGCGGCCACCGACGGCGACGTGGCGCGCGCGGTGCGCCTGGCCACCGGCGGCGGGATCGTCGAGCGCAACGGCGGACGCGTGCCCATGCCCTACGGCATGAAGGAGGCCGACTTCGACAAGCGCATTGCAGCCATCACCCCCGACGTGCTGGCGCCGCAGACGCCCGGCGGCGTGGTCATGGTGGGCCCGACGCGCGTGCCGGTGGCCGACTTCACCAAGTCCCTGCCGGATGCGCGCCTCGTGCACGCCGGCCAGGGCCTCTACAACGTGCGCGCCGGCAACCAGCTGGTGACCAACGAGCGCGGCCAGCGCATCACCATCAAGGTCAGCCCATGATCGACAGCCTGTTCCAGGCCGGCACCGACCAGGCCCTCGACGACCAGGTGCAGCGGCCCGCGCCGTTCAAGGCGCCCGAGGTGAAGTTTGGCGTCGGCCAGCTGGTGAAAGCTCCCTTCCAGGGCGTGGCCAGCGGCTCGACGAAGACCGCCGCCTTCGCGGCCGACATCCTCGGCGCGTTCGGCGACGTGGCCGGCTCTGGCGGGTTCAACGCCGGCGGCATGTTCGCCACCGCCACCCCGGAGGAGCGCAAGCAGCAGGAGCAGGCGCGCTCGAAGTGGATCAACGGCGGGCCCGAGTTCAGCAACCCGGTGGGCGACGAGCTGCGCCAGCGAGCCAAGGACGTGATGCCCGATCCGACGCAGACCCATGCGGCCGCACAGATCGTGGCGGGCGTGTCCGAGTTCGCAACGCAGGCCGTCACCTATGCGGCCGCTGCCGGCCCGCTCGCCGCGCCGCTGCTGGCCGCCGACGTGGGCATGGCCGAGGCCGACAAGCTCAAGCAGGAGGGAGTCGACAAGGGCACGCGCACCGCAGCGGGCGCCGTGGCTGGCCTCGCCGCCGGTGCATCGATCGCGCTGCCAGTGGTGGGCACGGGGATCAAGAGCACCGCCGCGCTGGTCGCCGCCGGCGGGCCGGGCATGTTCATCGGCCAGAACGTCGCCGAGCGCGCCATCCTGCAGCAAGCCGGCTACGACAAGATCGCCAGCCAGTACGACCCGCTCGACCCGGTGGGCCTGGCCCTGTCGACAGTCGTGCCGGCGGCATTCGGTGGCGTGGCGCTGCGGGCGCGCGCGAAGGCGCCGGTCACCCTCAAGGATGTCGTGCTCGGCATCGAGAGCAACGGCCAGCGCTTCGCCAAGGACGGCAGCGTGCTCACATCGCCCAAGGGCGCCAAGGGCGAAATGCAGGTCATGGACGGCACGAACCTCGACCCGGGCTTCGGCGTCCGGCCGGCGGCCGACAACAGCCTCGCCGAGCGCGCGCGCGTGGGCAGTGACTACCTCGACGCCATGCTGAAACGCTACGGCAGCGAGGACAAGGCCATGGCCGCCTACAACGCCGGCCCGGGCGCGCTGGACAAGGCGCTCGCGAAGGGCGGCGACTGGCTGGCTAACATGCCCGCCGAGACGCAGGCCTATGTCGCGAAGGGCATGAAGCGGCTCGGCGAGGGGCGCACTGGCGAAGCGGCCCGCGCCACCATCGCGCGCGACCCGGAGGCCGTCGCCGCGGCGCGCGTGCGCCAGACCGCCGACCACCTCGACAGCCTGCGCCTCACGCCCGACAACGACCTCGCCGGCATGACCCGGCACCAGGACGCGCTCGAGACCGCGCACGAGCAGCTGGCGCGCGGCGAGCCGGTGAACGTCACCGACATCCTGCGCCTGGACGACGTGCGCACCGGCCGCCTGCTGGATGACCAGATCGCCACTGCCGAGACCGCGCGCGCCGCGCTGCTGGGCGACGCCGGCAACCGCGCCGACCCGGGCGCCGTGCGCCAGCTGCGCGCCGACCTGGCCGCGCTCGAGTCCGCCCGCCCCGACAACTCGCCGGCCACGGTGAAGGCGCGCGCCAAGGAGCTGCAGGCCTCGGACCGTCTGAGCTACAAGCAGGCCACGGCCGCCGCGCAGAAGGAGATCAACACCCAGGTCACCGCGCACGACGCGCAGATCAAGCGCCTGACCAGCCAGGTCGAGCAGAACGCCCGCGCGCAGCAGGCCGGCGATGCGGTGGCGGCGCTCGACCGCCAGATCGAGACCATGCGCGCCGAGCGCGGCACCCTCGACGCGCCGGCCAGTTCCCCACGCCGACTGGCGATGGCGCTGGCCGAGGCCTTCCAGCCGCGCGCGCCGCGCCCGCGCCCGCTCGCTGCGCCGGCCCGCGCCGCCGAGCCGCGCCGCGCCACCGGGTCTGAGATGCTGGCCGCCGCCGGCGAGAGCCGCCCGCCGCCGGCAGCGGCCGGCACCGATTCCATATTAGCGCCGCCGGCCGGCAAGACCTCCGCCGCTGCCTCGCCCGAAGCCGCCGCGATGGATGCGCAGATGGCCGAGATCGACCCCGCCATGCAGGTGCAGCTCGAAGGCATGGACAAGCCCATGTCGGTCGCCGACCTGATGGAGCAGGTCAAGCGCGAGGCCGACGAACAGGTGCAGGACGCATCGCTCGTCCAGGTGGCCGCCAACTGCTTCTTGAGGAACAACTGATGCAACCCCAGTGCGCTCAGGCCGTCCAGGCCGCTGCCAAGGCCCTCGGCCGCAAGGCCCTCACCGCCGGCCAGATCAAGACGATCGACGACCGCATGACCTCGACGCTGCGCCAGCTCGCTCGCACGGATCCAGAGTGGCAGACGCTCAGCCGCGACCAGCGCATCACCGCCGCGTCCGAGCAGGCCATGGCCGACATCCAGGCGGAGGCCGCGCGCAAGGTCGAGAACACCCAGCGCCAGATCCTGAAGACCGCCGCGACCGAGGCGCGGATCCAGGACGCGATGGCCCAGTTCGAGAGCGGCCGCAGCGAGGCGCTCGTGCACGACATCGAGCTCACCGGCGACTACATCAGCGGCATCAAGCAGGAGGCCATCAGCCGCCTGGCCAACTTGGTCGACGCCGTGCAGTCGGGGGAGGGCGCTGGCGCCGGCCGCCGCGCGCTGATGTTCCTGTTCGACGCCGACAACCCGGTCATGACCCGCGACCTCGCGACCGAGATCTTCCGCAACGCCGACGGCAGCTCCGGCAACAAGGTGGCCACCACCGGCGCGCGCGCGTACCTCGACGTGATCGAGAGCCAGCGCCAGCGCTTCAACTCCGCCGGCGGTGACGTGGGCCGGCTCGAGTACGGCTACCTGCCGCAGCCGCACGACGCCGCCAAGGTGCGCGGCAGCGACCCGGTCGCCGGGCGCGCGGATTGGGTCGCCAAGATCACGCCGCTGCTCGACCGCTCGCAGTACGTGCTGGAGGATGGCCGGCGCATGGGGGACGCCGAGCTGCAGCAGATGCTCGGCCGCGTCTGGGAGACCATCGCCACCGAGGGGAAGAACAAGACCGAGCCCGGCACTTTCATGAGCAGCGGCGCGAAGGCCAACAGCGGCAGTGAGCACCGTCAGATCCACTTCAAGGACGCCGACAGCTACATGGCATACATGCAGGAGTTCGGCACGGGCAGCATGTACGACGCGGTGCTCGGCCACGTCGGCAAGATGGCGCGCGACATCGGCCTGGTCGAGCGCTACGGCCCGAACCCGAATGCGCAGTTCCGCCTGCAGAACGACCTGGCCGACCGCGCCGACGGCGGCATCCGGCGCTCAATGGGCCTGAAGCCTGAGGCCTACTGGGACCAGATGAGCGGCACCGCCGGCGCGCCGCAGTCCGCGCGCCTCGCCCAGATCGGCACGGACCTGCGCAACATTCAGACGTTCGGCAAGCTCGGCGGCGCGGTCATCTCGTCGATCACCGACATGGGCACCTTCATGGTGACGACCGGCTTCAACCGGCTGCCGTACTGGGACGCCGTCAAGAACATCGGCAAGACCGCCACGTCCGCCGACGCGCGCGACTTCCTTACGACGCACGGGATCATCGCGGAATCGATGATGGGCGACATGAACCGGTGGACGGGCGACAACCTCCGGCAGAACTGGTCGGGCCGCCTGGCGAACAGCACCATGAAGCTGTCGTTCATGAACGCCTGGACCGACACCCTGCGGCGCGCCTTCTCTCTCACGATGATGCAGGGCATGGCCCGGCTGTCGAAGACCGAGTGGAGCGCGCTCAGCGAATGGGACCGCACCCACATGGAACGCAAGGGCCTGACCGAGGCGGACTGGCAGGTCATCCAGAAGGCCGAGCTCACCGAGTTCTCGGGCAAGTCCCACCTGACGCCCGAGGCGATCCGCGCCGGCGGCGACCCGCGCGCGAACGAGGTGGTCGCCAAGGTGCTCGGCCTCATCCAGGACGAAAGCGAGTTCGCCGTGCTCAACCCCGACCTCGCGACCAAGGCCATCGCCTCCGGCGGCGCTCTGCAGCGCGGCACGGTGCGCGGCGAGCTGGCGCGCTCGGTGATGCAGTTCAAGAGCTTCCCCGTCGCCATGGTGTCGCGGCACTGGCGCCGGATGATGGACGCGCCCAAGGTGGGCGACGGCAGCGCGCCGGCCCTGGCCAACCGCGTGATGTACGCCGGCGCCATGCTGGCCAGTACCACCATCCTCGGCGCGATCGCGCTGCAGGCCAAGCAGGTGATCGCCGGCAAGGATCCGATCGACATGACCGGCGACCATGCGAACAAGTTCTGGTGGAAATCGGTCGCTCAGGGCGGCGGCCTCTCAATCGTGGGAGACATGCTGCTCAACGACCCGAGTGACACGCCCGGCGGTTTCGCGGGCGCCACGGCCGGCACGCTGCTGGGCCCGACGGTGGGCTCGGCGATCAAGGTGGTCGGCACAGGCGTCGAGAACGCCTACCGCGCCGCCCAGGGCAAGGACACGCACATGGCCGCCCAGTCGCTGACGATCGCGAAGGGCCACATGCCGCTGGTCGGCATCTGGTACGGCCGTGCCGCGATCGACCATGCCGGCCTGCACGCGCTGCAGGAAAACCTGTCGCCCGGCTACCTCTCGAAGATGCGCCAGCGCGCGAAGAAAGACTTCGGCCAGGACTACTGGTGGAAGCCGGGAACGGGCGGCCCCGATCGCGCCCCCGACATGGCGAAGGCGGTGGGCGAATGAGACCCGATCAAATCACGATGCTGAACGAGCTCGCTGAGAAGCTGGCCGATGTGTTCCTGATGGAGGGTGACCCCTCCAACTGGAGCGGCGCCGGAAAGCTTCCCGTGGACATGGAGCGCGAGGAGCGGGGCAACAGGAAGTGGGACAAGGCCAACGCTATGGCGACCGGCGGCGTGCTGCGCTACGTGCTCGACATCACGTCGGGCGGAAAGAAGAACGACTCGAAGGACGAGGACACCCAGGCCGAGCGTGAAAGCGATTTGGACCGTCAGATCCTTGAGGCGCAAAAACGGGCCGCTGACGCCATGAAGCGGGTCATGGGGAAACCCGTTGGCAACCGCTAAAGTCGACTTCCCCACGTTCTTTGCCATGTGGGCGGTGGTGCGTCAGTGGGACGTGCCGGATGTCCATTGGCGCGCCGTTCACTGGCTGCAGCATCGCGGATTGCTGGCCGTGCTTCGGTGCTTCCGAGGTTTCGGCAAATCCTCGCTGCTCGACCTCTACAACGCCTGGCGCTACTACGACGATCCGACGTACCGCATTCTGCTGCAGTCGGAGGCGGACCCGACGGCGTACAAGTCGAGTCGCAACGTGCAGAACATCTTGCGCAAGCACCCGTTGACACAGGGCATGTTGCCCGACAAGCCTGGGCCGGTGGAGCAGTGGTGGGTGAATGGCGCCGACGACGCGCGAAACGCCAGCATGTACGCGCGCGGCATCATGTCCAACGTGACGTCGGCCCGCGCGGACGAGTGCCAAAACGATGACGTCGAGGTGCCGCGCAACATCGGCAACCCCGAAGCCCGCGAGAAACTGCGCTACCGCCTGGGTGAGCAGACGCACATTCTGGTTCCCGGCGGCCGGAAGCTATATGTGGGAACCCCCCACACCCATGACAGCCTGTATGACGAGCAGGAGCGCCTCGGCGCGGACTGCCTGACCATCCGCATGTTCGAGCGCGAGCACTTCGTCGAGAAGCCGGGCCGGATGGTCGAGGTGGGCTTCGATCCCGAGTACATCTTCATCGGCATCGGCAAAGGCGCCCGCCTCTTGGTGCCGGAGGTTGACTACCAGGTCGCCGCCGGGCGCGTGACGTTCGCCGGGATTCCCGAGGGCTTCATCGACTGCTACGCCGGCTGTGCTTGGCCGGAGCGCTTCAATCGCGCGGAGCTGGAAAAGCGCCGCCGAGAGACCCGCACGCACAACGAGTGGTCGAGTCAGTACCAGCTGCACAGCAAGCCGATCGGCGAGGTCCGCCTCGACCCCGAGAAGATCATCCCCTACGACATGAAGCCGGTGCTCACGACGGCCAACCGCGAGGCGGTGCTGATGCTGGGCAATGTGCGCATCGTCGGCGCGAAATGCCGGTGGGACTGCTCGCTCGGCAAGGTCACGAGCGACGCCTCGGCCATCTCGCTGGTGCTCACGGACGCCGCTGGCCGGCTCTACTGGCAGTTCGCCGTCGGCGTGACCGGTGACATCGACGAGCAGTGCAAGGCCGTGCGCAAGCTGGTGCTCGAGTACCACATCCCGAGCGTCACGGTCGAGACCAACGGCCCGGGCGGGTTCGTGCCGCCGATCCTGCGCAAGCACCTGCGCGGCATCGTCTGCGGGGTGGTGGAGGACCACGCCTCGACGAACAAGAACAAGGACATCCTCGACGCCTTCGAGGCGCCCATGTCGATCGGCCTGCTGTGGGCGCACGTGGACGTGCTCGACGGCCCGATGTGGGACCAGATGAAGGACTGGAACCCGGCGGTGAAGGAGCAGCCGGACGACTACCTCGACTCGGGCGCGCGCGCCATTCGAGCGACGCCAGTGCGCATCGGCAACGGCCAGGTGCAGGCAGACGGGATTCAGACACTCCCCAGCGGTGCAATGTGGCGGCCGGATTCCGGCATCCATGAAGTCACGCTGGAGAGCTGATGTCCGTTCCGATCCAAGACCCCATTTCCACCGCCATCGGCAACGGCACCACCACCGCCTTCACCTTCGCCTTCCTGCTCTACGCGACCGAGGACCTGCGCGTCAGCGTCGACGGCGCGCTCAAGACCTACGGCGCCGACTACACCGTCACCGGCCTGGACCAGGTCGGCGGCGGCACCGTGACCTTCACCGCGCCACCGGTGGCCGGCGCCAAGGTCTCGATGCGCCGCTCGGTCATGCTGCGGCGCGCCACCGACTACCAGTATGCCGGCGACTTCCAGGCGAAGACGGTCAACCGCGATTTCGACCGCCTCTGGATGGCCTCGCAGGACAACGAGGTGCTCGGTCGCAATGCCCTGCGCTTTCCTGCCGACGAGGTCATCGACTCGAACCTGCCCTCCGCCGCGGCGCGCGCGCTGCGCGGGCTGGGCTTCGACGCCCTGGGCAATCCGGCGCTGACCACGGCGACCGACGCCATCGCGCTGGCGATGCGCCTCCTCGACGCGCGCGACTCCGGCGCTGTCGGCAACAACGCCACGCTCAACAACGCCGCCGTGACGCTGGCCGTCGCCGCCCTCAAGCAGGCATCATTCCCCGCCGGCACCTACAAAATGTCGCCGGGCACGTTCGGCAAGGCCGGATCGGTCATCCGACTCGAACCCGGGGCGCGCTTCTCGACTGACGCGGGCAACGGCGCGCTCTCCTTCGCGGACAACAGCGGGCTCATCGGCTTCAACGAAGGCGCCGACGGCAACACCTGGTACAGCGGCCGGCGCTTCTCCGGCGCGCGCGCGGCGGGCATCGGAGCGGTGAACGCTGGCTTCTCGCCAGTGGCCTTCATGTACGACGTGCGGTCTGACTCGTCGGACGTCGGCGGCTCGTTCTCGGTCGGCCTGGAGAGCCGGCTCGTCTTCGGCGGCGCAGCG